TTATATATTTATTAACAGACATTAACTAATATAACCTATATTATTTTGTATTTTCAATTCTCCTTTTCCTTTCACAACAAATCTAGGTTGTTCTTTTCTTAAATGTCCATAAGTAGGAGTGTTACATACTATATTATCTACAATATGACACACTCCCCCTTGATGGATTGTTATCTTTGGTTTACCTTCTTTTAAACTTTGAGGTTTATTATAATGATACCAAAATACTTTTTTTCTCAATATAAAGATTTAAGTCCGTGTGATTCAAATTCAAATTTAGAATCTTTTTTAAATTCTATACTTGTTCCAAAACCATCACCATTTTCAATATCTTTCTTCATCATCTGTTTTCTAAATCTTACATAATCAATTAAGTAGTCAGCTACTTGATTAGAGTAATCATTTTCATAAAAAGATTTAAAGAAATAATTTCTGTAACATCCTAAGATGTTCTCTAACGTATATTCAACATCGTCCTTTAGAATTTCATTAGTAAATTGTTCAGCAAATTGTACAATAGCTGTTGTAATAAATAACCAATTACTTGTCTTTATAAAATTCATAGTTGGTGTATGACATCTAAATTCAATAGTTCCTCTGTGAGAGAAAAAGAAATTATGGAAATTACACCAAGAATATCTACTTACATAGTACCACTTATCTAATTTACCTTTAGGATGTTGTCTATTATCTAAATTCCATGTACCATCTGTATATCTAACAGTATTATCACTCCAGAAGTGATAAATCTTATCAAATGCACTCTTCACTAATATTTTAGCATCTTGAGGTTTTAAATTAGCTGTATTAAACTTTTCTTCATCAAGATTCAAATTAGGAAGTTTGTGACAGTAATTCTTATGAAATCCAAAGTTCTCAGGATTAGTTTTATAAGCTGGAAACATTTCAAATACTTCATCTTGAATTTTATAACAGAGTTTATACAAAGCTATTACAAATTCCATACTTCTTTTTGGTATACTACCAATATGTATATGTAATGAGCATTGCTTGTTAATTTCACATCTCTTATTTAATTCTTCAAATTGCAACTTTACTGTTTCTAAACCCAACTCTCCAGATAATGGAATTGTTGTATATTCATAAGGTTCTCTATCACCATCTCTTAGACTACCATCTTTCAATGGCACAATACCCAAAGGACCTAATAAATTAGGAGGAATAAATCCATTACAACTTTCTGCTTCAATACCAAATGAATAATTACCAAATAACTTAGCTGCTTGCATAGTTGATGGACTTATAGGCATTTTACTCTTATGCTTATTATAGTCACCTATAATCTTTAAATAATGATTATTATCATCATCTGCATTATAAGCTAATTTTTTAAGCTTAGGGTATCTATAAATATCAATCTTCTTTAAGCTTTTCTTTCCAGAAGCACTTAAAGGTGCTGTATTTATATAACATCCTGTACCATAGTATTCAGAATATCCTAATTTTTCAGCTACTGTTGAATTTACACATATAGTTCCTCCTGAAGAATCATCATTAGCATTTTCTGTAATAGTAACATTAACATAAGGATTTAAAGTGAAGTAACCTTTATTACCCTTTTCATCAATTATACCTTCAACATACTCTTCCTTCTCCCTTAATCTTTTAGTAAGGTCCCATTTTTGCATATCATAATCAAAAGCTATTCTACCAGTATTCTTTCTTGTCCACTTTAATTCACCTTTTTCATTAGGAATTAAGAAACAATCAACATTTACCTGATAGTATTTACCATCAATCCTTTTACAATCTTCTCTAGGAACTAACTTACCCTCAAAGTTTTCTACTTCTTTTATGTCATTTTTATGAATTGTAATCATATCTTTTTTTGTTCTACTCATATTTAACTGTACAAAGGACCTTTTTCAGTTGTAAATTCAATTTCTTTTTCTTTTCTTACTTCTTTTTCAACTGTTAGAAGTGTATTTGATATTGTATTTTTGGTAACCCCCATTACTCTATATAAATTACGAAATCTTTCATTAGTTTTCACATTTTCAAGAGATGTTAAAGCTGCTTTTAAAGAAGATACTGCTTCGTAACAATGATTAAATATCATATCTTCTTCTGCATCACTTATTGCTTCAGCAGCTTCTGTAATTTCAGTGCTATACTTTTTAGTAGTAATAGGTAGTTGAATTACTTTAGCTTCTTCTTTAACAACAGGTGTTTTAGTTTCAAATGATTTAATAATATTTAATTTGTCAGATGAACTTGTAGCAGTATATTCAGCATATTGGAAAAAGCCATTTTCAAACTTATACTTTCTATCAAAGTCAAACATAGGATAATATATACCACTTGCCCATCCATTTCCTCCACTTGAATCTTTAGCTAATCCTGAAGTATCTTTAAAATTACTTGCAAATCCCCAAACATGTTTTGCAATAGTATGTAAGTTTAACTCTTTTTTATCAGCAGTCCATGCTGAATTTGTATTACATAATTGTTTAACAGCTTCAGCATCTTCTTTCCCTTGAAGTAATAATCCCTGGAAGAAATAATATGTATCAATACCTTCAATATCACATAATTTGTGGTCTTTAGGATAACCATCAATATCTACTTCTCTAGTAACATAAGTTGTTCTTTCAGTGCCACCTATCATGTGACCATTTTGCCAATATCTACCTCTTAGGAAATATATTTTATTTCCTTTATCGTGGAAGTCATGTATAAATGGTTCATTATCAAGAGTAACTACTTTTTTACTATTAAGTAATGGTTTTTTATTAATTTTCTTGAAAGGATAATTCTTAAACCCAGATAACATTAAAACTTCATTTATCTTTTGAGTATTAGGTTTTACTGTAATTGTTATATTCTTAGTTGATGGTGGAGTAACTGAACATGATGAACTTTTTGTAGTATTAGTAGTTTCTGCTCTTTTAATAGGTCTAACCTTAAACTTTTCACCTGGGATTATCTTAATAAGACAATTAGATTCAATAGTTTTAACACTTGGTTCTTTATCAACATCTGTTTCAGCATAACCTGTATCACCACCAATGGCTAATAAAGATTCTCTAATTGATGAAAAATAAAATTCATCTGTAAATTTACCTGTATCATCCTTCACTCTATAAATAAACAAAGGTCTTTCTTCAACTACTGAACCATAAGAATATTGTTTACTAGCACCTTTCCATAAATATAATGTATTAGGTTCATCAGCATAATACCATGCTAAAGCAGCAGCACCTTCATAGTCTTGCAATACTTTTAACATTTTATCATCTGTCTTAGCTTTAGCTAATATTGATAATAAAGTCTTAGAATCTACTTTTTCTTCTTTTACACCATATTTTTTTGCAATTTCAGTTTCATTAGTAATAACACCATTATGCATACCAACTAAGATTGTCTTACCTTTCTTATTCTTAATTTCAAAAGGATGTGCACATTCAGGGTCATCTTTAGTTGATTTTTGACTAGCATTTCTAGTATGAATTAGAATTGTATAGTTCGTATGCTCTACATCAGTTTCTAATATCTTATTCTCAATGAAATTACTAAAATTTGCAATAGTACCAACTCCCTTAACTAATTGATTATTTAATGCAATACCACAAGAATCTGTTCCTCGTGTTGTATTATATAATCCTAAAATTTTCAATTTATCTATATTCCCTGGTGATTTTCCAGTGTACCCCGAAATCCCGCACATATATTATTATAATTTTTTATTTATTAATTTAACGATTTCTTTGTAATAAAATTCACTGCCTTTTTCACCCAAACTCGGAGCTGAGTTGATTTCCATTAAAGCCAGATCACAGGTATTTCTTTTATTACCATTTTCATCTTTAGCACTTTGAATTCTTAAATCTACAGCCCCAATGTTAAGTCCTGAACTTTTTAAAGCTAAAACACTTTGTTGAATACATTCATCCCAATTAATAGGTTTATCAAATAGTGGGTTGTCTTCACCAATCCAAACACAATTATCATTATTAAAATACCATCTTTCTTTAGCATCAGATTTACGCATTTTTCTCCATGCTAAGAAACATCCATCTTCTGTAACATGAAGTCTATATTCACGAGCATAGTTGTAGAATTCTTCAAAGATATAATTAGATAATGTTTTACCTTTCATCCATTCTTGTAAAGATTTTTGATCTCTGTGTAATGTATTACCACTACCACCTTGTCCTGTTCTAGATTTAGATAATATTGGATATTCTAATGCATTAATAGATTTAGAAATAGATTCTCCAGTTGTTTGAAAAGAAAATTCTCCATTATTATATATCCACCAATTAGCTGTTTTAACTCCAACTTTAGTAAAAGCTTCTTTCATTAACTTTTTATCTCTTGAAATTTCAATAGCTTCAGGCTTATTAATTTCAATTACATCTCTAATTCCTGTAATTTCTTCTACTGGTGTTAAACTACCTAATCTTACAACTGCTAATTTAGGAAAGAATGTTGTGTATAACTTCTCTCTTAATGCTTCAGCTGTAAAATTTCTTGTTCTTAATCTTACTCTGAAACTTGTAATTGCTTTTTTAACTTTCTTTTTTGGTTTGGTCAATGTCAATGCCATTTTCTTTATATTTTAATAAATGAATACTGTCAAATAATCCTGAAGTATGATGTACTTCATCTGGAGTTATTAAATCTTTCCAATCTTTTCCTTCTATAATTGCTTTACCTTCAATAATATCTAATAGTTTTTTCCAATGGTCTTTTAATGAATACATATCACAATTATCTAGATATGGTGTATCACCAATAAAAGGATTTTTAAGATACTCTTCTAATTTACCATTATAATATACACCTAATCTACATAATAATAGAAACATACTAAATAAATAAGGTTTATCAATCCATTTCTTGCTAAATTCTATTAAAACATTATTATTAATTGCTTGAACAACTGATAATTCTTCAATATTCATTAATAATTCAATTTCATTCAAAAATCCTTGTAAATTTGATGATAAATCTTCTAAATTATCTATTTTAGGATTAGGTATGCCTGCAAATAAATGAGGATACATAACTAACTTTAAAGTAGTTTGTTTGTCTATAATACCTTTGTAATCACTTTTTTGATTATGTATTTGCATAGCCTTTTGTGTTAATTCACTCCAAATTATATCTTGAAGAAAATCTTTACAACAAACACCTGAATAAAATCCTTCATAATTATCATTTAATAGTTGAAATGCCCAACCATTATGTTTCCCACTATAAAATATACCGTAGGGTTTTAATTTTATTTTACTTTCTACTTCTACCATATTATTTTAAACTCTTTTCCGTTTTGTTTTTCAATTATTTCATTAGCTTTACTAAAATGCTTACAACCAGCAAATTTAGTCAAAGGATTACAATTTAATGGGCTTGGATGTCCTGCTTCAAGAATATGATGATTATTATTCAACTTATCTTTATAAGCCTTAGCATCATTACCCCAAAGCATCCATATAAGACCTGGATTGTTTTGATTTAGATATTGTATCACATATTGTGTAAAAGGTTTCCATAATTTAATATGTGAACCTGGTTCCTTATGATTCACAGTTAAAGCTGTATTAAGTAGTAATACACCTTGTTCAGCCCAATGTTGAAGATTTGTTTCAGTTAATATTCCAACATCATCTAAATTACATTTATAAACATCATCTTCCACTTCTTTTAACACTGCTTGTAAACTCTTAGGAATATGAAAATCATGCTCTGCTGTTGGTCTATAACTAAATGCTAAACCATGTGCTTCAGGTTTGTTAAACACTAAATTAGGATAAGGGTCCTGAGCTACTATAATTATCTTCAATTCCCTATAATTACAATATTTAAAAGCATTAAAACAATCAACATCTGTTGGCAACACTGTTTTACCATTTTGTTTTTCCACTTTTAAATGCTCAATAATATCATCAAATTGTTTAGATTCTATAAATGGAGTTAATACTTTAAGCCAATTAGGTTCTATTAAGTTTGTTAATCTTTCTATATTCATAATTATTTATTTACCATGAATAATCTGTATCATTGTCATTATTATCTTGATTTTCATAATATTCATCTTCTGTTTGTTTATTTAAAGACCACATATTTACAACATTCTCTGAATTTGGATTAAAATATGTCCAACATTTCTCAAATCCTAAATCACCAAAGAATTTTTCTATAACTCCTCCAGCACAATCAATAAAGAATATATGATTTTGTTCATGTTTTTCTTTAATTGTTCCTAATATTTCTTTTCTTTGTTCTAAACTTAATCCTGAATCAAGATTATTTTGATATTTACCTATGTACATATTCATAATTTGAACACTTCCACAACTTGATGTTCTACCACTCACTTCAAATTTAATATCATGATTTTTTGTCTTAATTAAATAATCCTTACAATAATCACTTAATTTCTCTCTATTATCATATGGTTTAATTTCTAAAACATATGGATCTTCTTTTACTTTTTTTTCTTTAACCATTAATTATTAATTTATAAGCCTCAGCTTTTCCTCTTTCTCTAATAAAATCTGATATATCCTTTGTTTTATATTCATCTGGTATATAGAATAGCTCTAAATTGTATTCAGAAGCCATTTTAGCACCACAAATCTTTCCTGCTTCATCATTATCATAAAATACCACAACCCTCTTAAATCGCTTCTTAATGTGCCTAATAAAATCTGGATTAAAATACTGTCCTTCACCATGTGTAGCAACACTTATAATTCCTAATTCATGTAAACACATTACATCTTTTAAACTTTTTGTAATATAGATAGTATCACCTTCTCTAGGAAGTTGGTCATATCCCATAATATCCCAATCATTATTTGCATTTGTAGCCCATTTATGGATAGGAATTTCATGTGGTACATATATCTTATAATTCCCTGTTCTAGGAAAGAAATAAGCATATATTGGATAATTATCTACATAACATCTTTTTACTTCATTATCTACACTAAAACATTTACATGAAAATACATTATATTTCTCTAGAGTTTCTTTAGAAATACCATAATCTCCCCAATAATCCAAATCTATCTGCGTATAATCTTGTTTTATTATAGATATTTTCTTTCTTTCTTTTAAATATTCTGTCTTATCTACTTTTTCATAAGTTTTTAATAAATCTGGCTTATATTTACCTCCTCCTAGTCCTAGATTAAAATCTTTATTGATTTGATTTAAAGCACTAAGAAAATCACATTTACAAGCTAATTGTACATATTTAAAACAATCTCCTCCTTCTTTCTTACCTAAATCATTAAACATTAACCTATTCTTATGAGAATTCCAATATACACCAAATGATGGTTTTTTGTCATCTCTATATTCAGCATTGAATATTTCATTTATTTCAAAATTATAAGAAATATATTTTCTGAATATTTGTTCTTCATTCAGGAATTTTAGTATGTTTTCAGTGTTTAATGCTAGACTATTTATTCCTTTTGTTGAAATCATACATTTATTTAAAATAAAAAAGGGTAGGCTTTTACACCTACCCTGTATTAATTATAAGGCTTGACGATATTACATTAAATTTTTTAAGTCATTATGTTTTACCACTTCTGGCGGGAGCTTAATTTTTGTAAACTTATTTATTTCTAAATAAAATGACTAAGCCAATTGCTTTATCCTCGTTTAAAATTTAACTCACACTTAGCTTAATTCTGATACGTCAGGTAGTCCTAACGCATTAAGCACCTTATAAAATAACCTTAGAACAATACTTCTTCTTTCTTAATTGTATCTGTAGGTAATTCTTTGATATAGATTTTACCTAAAGCCTTTTCAACACCATTATCAAGAACATCTTGCTTAGTTGCAAATGTCTTATAACGAGAGAATTGTAATTCTGTACCTACCTTACCTGTTGTATTATTAACATACTTCTTACCACCAATACTTACCATGAAATACTTATCCTTTACAATATTTTGTAAAGCTGTAGCATATTCTTCATAAGTTTCAGTTTTAATACTATCTACTTGGTCACGAGTACCTGTTACATCTGCTAAACTAGCAATTAATGTACCTACCTGTTGTTCCATCTCAGGATTACTAATATATACAGTTCTAACTGTACCTACTTGTCCTGTATGACCATCTGCTGGAACAAATCCTTCAGTGGTAACTGGTGGTGTTTCTAATTCAAAACGTAGTTGGTAACTACCTGAACCCGCTTTATAAGGAGTAATTGAATTTACTTTTACTTCATAATGTCCTGGTGACAAATATTTATTTGTTGGATATTGTTTCTTTGTTGTATCTATTATTGTTGTATTAAACATATTTTATTTTGAGTTTTTAATTTTTCGTATTTCATTAAGTTTTTCTCTTATTATTTGATCTGTTGTATTATAATATAGACCAGTAGTTTTTACTTGAGGATCTGTTTTTGATGGTAATAAGTCATCATCGTATGTCAGACCATTATCTACAAACTTAGGAGCCCATGTTATAGGTATTTCTCCAGTATCATATGTAACTTTATCAAGTAGTCCTCTTCCTGGAACATTATCTTTTACTTTTTGCTTTGTGTTCTTATGATTATTGAATGTTGGTTGTTCTTTACCAAAATATTCATAATTAGCTTTTACTGTATAGAAGATAAATCCAGGATTATTATTATCAATAATTGGTTGCGGTGTTATCTCAAAGTTCATTGTTTCATACAATTTGAACATTTCCCTCCAATCTGCTGTTGATGTAATTCTGTTATTATCTTTATTCAATAAATATCCTGATGCATTATCAGCACTAAAGATATACATTCTACCTGTATCTGGATCACTTGCAAAACCTACATAATTTTCTTCTTGATTCATGTTTAGTAGGGACACTGATGCTGATGAAAGATAAATATCTCTTTTATTATTCTGAAGTTCAATCATGAATCTATCTCCAAATTTATCTTTTCTTTCAACACGAATACCTTTCTTGACAATCTTAAAGTCAGAAAATTCCTTATCTATTATTTGAAATTCATCTGCTAGACAATAACCATAAGCTCCTGAATTAAAATCTATTACTTTAAAAACACCTTCAGTTTCCATATACGTCTGTATTTGGAATCTAGCATCTTTTGCAAGTCTAGTATAATAAGGATTAGTGATTACACCATGTCTACCTTTTAACCTAATATAATAAGCATCTCTTTTTTCAATCTGTTCTTTTTCTAAATTCATAGTTTTTAACCTTTGTTATAATTATCTATAAGTTGTGAAACAAGTCCTAAATCATTTGGAATATATGTTTCTGTAAACATTCCTACTGGACTTTTAGCAGGATATTTTCCATCATTGTTTGTTACAAATTCATATTTTATTTTGTTATCATTAGCTTTAGATACATTAGTATAGAGAACTACACTAAACAATCCCTCTAAAGAAAGATAATCATTTACCATCTTACCTACAGTCATCATTTTAAATCCTAAGTCTTTATCTTCTTCTGGATGCCAAAGGAAATATACTTTCAAATCTTTACGTGTATTACGAGCAGATTCTAATATTTTAGCCATATTAACACCAATATCTGCAAATTTACCATAACCATTCTCTTTAGCTCTACGCATAAATTCAAATGACATAATAAATTGACCATCATCTACTACAATATCTTTAATTTCAGGTCTTGAATCTGAAATATATTTTATTGCTTTAGATATAACATCTGCATCACTTGTTTCAATATAATTACCACCTTGACTAACACTTCCAGAATAGACTTTCATCCATCCTCTAAATGGTAAATCTTTACCACTTACATTAATTACTACTGTTGTTTTAGGATCTAATCCTTGAATACCCAATTCTGGTATCTTACCTAATGAGGTAGATTTACCTGTTCCACTTTTTCCTACAATTCCTACTGCTGACAATTTTTCTTCATTTTAATCATTTTCATTTTTATCAATTTTTATATCAAATAATATTTGTGTATCTAACATCAAATCTCTATCATCCTCCACCCTACAATAAATAGGATGATGTCTAGATTCATAATAATCTATGTCAATTAAACTCCAAATATACTCTCTTTGTTTTTTAGTGAATATTAGTAGTATGATTAGTTTTTTAATTTTTTTAAGTATATTTTTCATATAATTTAGGATTCTTTTTAAATTCTTCTGCTGTTTCTAATTCACTAAAGAAATTACTAGCTCCATTAAAATACATAGGTATATAGCTATTTCCAAGCCCATAATGCCTATCTTTTAGGAATATTAAGCACATATATCTATTTTGTAATTTAGTGATGTCATATCCTCTGTATTGAGCTATTTTATATCTAGCTGGTGAGAATAATCCTAATACTAAATCACAATCTCTTGCAGTTTCTTTATTATTTGCAAGACCATTTAATGAAGGTTCTAACTTTTGTTCAATAGTTTCACCTTTGAAGAATTCCATTCTTTCTGTTTCAGCTGCTTGCTGATGAATATTTATTACTGTACAATTAAATCTTTTACAAAATCCTTTTAAACAATAATCCTTAGAATAATGACCTATAGTTTGATGTTCTGTAGTTCCATTTTCAGGAGTTAATAATGATAAGTGGTCAGTTATAACAAAATAATGTGTGTCATCTTTATGTTTATAACCTGTAATTATTTTAGTATCTCCATTAATAGTTTCATACTCATATTCACCTACACCTCCTTTCTCAAAATAATCTCTTACATGTCTATAAATCCCAAATGGATTATGTGTGTAATCAATTACTTCAACAAATTCAGCTAATTCATTTACAAAATTTTCACATTCTTTAATTTTATTTAAAACATATTCGTTTAGTGTAAAATTACCAAGAGATTTTAACTCTGCTGTTGATAGAGAAATATTGAATTTCTCATATAACATTACACTAATAAAACTTAACCAAAATTCTTCCTCTTGTTCTTCAAGAGCAAAATACCATAGTTTAACTTTATAACCAGGATTTAACTTTATAAAATTGTATACACTTGTTATACAAAAGAATTTAGTAAATTTGGTTTTTCCAATTCCACTTGCCGCTGATATTTCTATAAGTTTACCTTTCTCAAATCCTGGAAACCTTTCAGCTAATCTAGGAAATGGTGGAGTAATACTTAATTGTTTACCAGATTCTTTAAGTTGTTTATTCTCAAGAATCTTATTATAAACTTTATCAAACATCTCTTGAGAAACTATCTATCTTTTCAACACCATCCTCCTTCATCATCTCTAAAATAGATAAAAATTCCTTGTTATTTAACCACGTTGAACTAGCCTTCATGTATTTAAAATCACTAAAAGCTTTACCTGTTGAATTATTAGTTCTCATATTAATTTCATAATTAAGAGCTTTCATAATATCTTCATGTGTATATTCTTCTAATAATTTCTTATACATTTTTTTACATTTTTCCTGTTCTGTGCGTAGCACCCTTGTTCTAGGAAAATGCATTATCTTGTCTGAAGTGGGAAATATATCCCAAAATTCTTGAAAATGTGTTTCAAAATCTGTTTTTTCAAACTTTATCTCCACTTTCTTAAATTCTTCAAACTTATCTTTTAATGTAAGTATAACATCTTCAGCTTTATCTGTTGTATATAAATTATGATATAAATCATAACCTAATTCTTCATCAAATAGTGCTATATAACCTCTTCTTACCAGATTTTGTAATAATAACCTTCTCTGCTTTTCTAAAGACATAAGTTTCTCTAGGAATACTTCGTCTTTCTGAAACACCGCCTCTATTATTACTACTTGGTCTGCTGTAATTTTGTATTTGTCTAGAATATCTTCTAGAAATACTTTTAATATCATTTAATTCATTGATTAAATTCTTTTCAATAAATTGTCTTTCTAATTGTGTGTAATCATCCATTATTTATATGTAGTTATAGTTTCTTGATAAGGAAATACTTCTTTCCATTTTACATTATTGTTCTTATGATAATAATTTTTCATAAGATTTCCTATATAAAATTTATTGTTTTCAATATCTAGAATAACTACTCTATTTGTAATATAAGATTTTTCAAGATCATAATCATGTAAATTACTTTCTACCACTTTAAATAATTCCTTTTCATTTTTATCCCAAATACTACCTTCCCAAGTTAATTGTTCTAATTGTTCTTCTGTGAATTTTATTTTATCCATTATTCCATCTTATATGGTCTTCTCTTGAAATACCTTCATTCTTCTCATACTCTCTAATTTTAGCTCTAATTCTTTCTATTTCATTAGTATATTTCATTTTCATATCATGACTTCTATGACCTAATGTAAATAAATTATTACTAGCTGTGTTTAATTCAGCATAATGTTCAGCTAATTTAGGATGTTCCCTTTTTATTGTACTATCACCAATAATGTCAAAAGAAGGTTCTTTTGCTTTAGCTTTCTCTATTACTTTATCAATAGATATTGCTTTAGGAGGATCTTTTATTTCAGGTTTAATTTCTTTTGATTTTACAAAAGATTTATCTTCAATTTTTTTCATTTTATTTTCAATTAAATAAGGAAAGTTGTTTGTCTTCTATTTCATTAATAATCTTCATAGCTTCTTTGATGAAAAAGCTATAATTAATATTATACTCTTCCCATTTCTTATCTACAAAATCATTAAATATTGTTACTTGATAACCTTTGTTAATTACCTCATTTGTACCTTTATTGTAGTACTTATAAAAAGTAGCCCCTTTGTTAGATATATAATATCTAACATTTTTCTGTTGTTTTTCAGATATTTGTTCATCATCTTTTAAATAATGTATCTGTCCGTAACTATCTCTGGTAAACTTAATTCTACCACAAAAGTCATAGATATTTCTATGATTCTTAATAGTAGTTTCAATAGGAATTCCTTTAGTAAAATATTCTTGTAAAGCCAATGGAACTACTCTAAAGCTATTATCTTTATGATATGCAGGTTCTCCTCCAATTACTTTATCAACTTCTAATGCCCCTTTATTCTTAATTTTACCATCTGTAGTTATACATCCGTAATTATTTATATCACGAATCCACATTTTTTGATAATCTGCAAATTCTAACACTAGTTTAGTTTCAGATTCCCATTGTTTACAAATATCTTTATATAAATATTCATACTTTCTAGGAATAATAATTTCACAACCATCAGTATTAGACATTAACATTTGAGAATCAGGAATATCAGATAACCTTTCACACAACATAGATAATACTAGCTGTGAAGCAATAGTAGTTTTCATGGTATACAAAGGGTCGTATAAGAAACTATTTACTTCATTAGACTTACCATAAGGAATATTAGCCGCTTCCTTATACCCATCTACAATGGCTTTATCTTGTTCTTTTTTAGGCTTAGCTTTTTCAGCTAATCTTACTTTGACAATATTATCACCATATACTTCTAAAAAAACTGGTCCTAAATGTTCAGGATAGAAATTAAATACTAAAGGTAAGTTTGGGTGGAGTGATGCTACATCTGCGGACTTAATTATATAATCTTCATTAGATTCATAAATTCCAGATTTATGAATACCATGTTCTCCACCAGTGCCAAAATCATACTTATGTTCTTTATAAATTACACTAAATTCAACTGAACCTTTAGTTTCTCTAATCTTTTTATTATTAAAGAAATCAAGTAGTTTATTAAATTCTTTAGATTTAAACTTGATTGAACTTGGAACACAATCTTTTAAATGTATCTCATTTCTATAAGTTCTCATCTTTTTAACTTCCCAAGGGTCTAAACCTGTTTTTTCACAATATAATTTTAAGATTAATTGTTCACCTATTTTACCATTATTCCAATTTAAACAAGGTAATCCAAATTTAGCTTTAATTGTATTTCTAAGGTCAATTTTTCCTAGTTCTTTAGATTTCTTATAAAATTCAAATGTAGCTAAAACATCATTTAAGTTATATTTAAGAATACTTGGTATTTCTTCTAATGTAATATCATCTCTTGTATGGTCAATAGGCATTTCCATCACATTAGGATAATTCATGGATATTTCTAAACTCTTCAAAGATGTAGAACGTGCCTTGTTGTTATAATGCCATAGTTTAAATAAATCTAATTGAGATATTAATACATCTTTAGATTTAATAGCTACTACACTATTAAATTCAGGTTTGTTTTGTTCTTCTATTATTCTTTGAGCTTCTTGATATAATTCAGTTATTATTAATTCTTGATTATTTCTATATTTAGCTAACCATTGTTTCCAATTAATAAGTAATTTATGGATGATAGGATAATCAAAATTTACACCATTAAATGTTACATGCCCTTTACATTCGTTAAGATGTTTTATTAACTCTAATAATTCAAACTTATCTTTGTGTAAGACAAATTGTACTATTTCACCTGTATCTACATTAATTCCTGTGTATGTGAATACTGAGCGAAGAGTTTCCAAATCTACTACCCATATTCCTTTATCTATCAATTCATATTATTAATTAATTTTCAATGTATTTTACTGGAGCTTTACTACTGTGTCCAGTTCTAATAAGAATACCTGTTTTATCTGAATATCCATTAGCACCACTAAATACTGTTTGATTGGTTGTACAACAGAATTGATGTGGCTTGTTTCTAGCATGTTGAACAATATCTTTCAATTTAATATTAGGAAAATAATATTTACATGTTCTATAAATATCAGCTATTCCTCTCATTTTGCTAGAATGACATTGTGGATAAATATCAGAATTCATAAATGTTGCTT